TGAAACTTCCGAATATTCTCATTTTAGAATGTCTTTATGTTTGTGGTCTTATTCTTTATATGTGTGTAATTCCTCAATGCCCCATAAAGGTCACCGCCTTTAATTCTCCAAGTTATTTCCTGATGTTGTAGAGCACTTCCGAAAGCACCCTTTCCGTCAAGAATGTCAAACATTCTCCGTTGTTGTTTTCCATTCAGTATGGCTTCACCACTGTTCACTCTAACAAACATCTTGTCACCAAAATATGATGAACCGCCAATTATACCACCTTGCGCATATTTCTGTGCGTTTTTGAGTTGTGCGGTCATTGTTAATAATGTTGCCATACCACTTATACCGCCTGCAATCCAAGTCCAAATACCTCCGCCACGTGTTACCTTATCATTCATTGCCTGTGCAAATGAGAGTGCAAGAGTTGCAACAGCCTGTGCAACAATCTTCATTACGTTTGCTCCATGTCCGTCATCACCGAGAACTTGTCCGAGTGCTCCAAAAGCGTTAGCCATTGAACTTGCAACAGTACCTACAGTGTTGCCAATTTTTGCCAATTTTTTGTATACGTCACGGTCATCTATATTAATTGGGATTGGCTCTAACCCCATATTCTGAAGGTATTCATTGAGTTTGTCTATGAATGATTTTGCCTGCTCTTCTGAAAACAATCCTGCGTCAAACGCACCAACAACTTCATTTATTGCATTTGATACATTATCTTGGGTTGTTCTTTTTGCGTTATATAATGTTCTTTCATCATCACTCATAACAGTGCCCAACCCGAAATCACCACTTAATGCCTGTGCCGCCTTTTTCCTGTCCATATTCTCCAACCCCTTAAATACAGGCTTAATTGGTATTTCAACTTCTGTATCACCCTTTTCAAGATGCTCTAATTTTTTCCTCAACTGTTCTATCTGTTTTTCCCACTGTTCTACCTGTAATTCCAATGCGCCTTTTTCAAAATCATTAAGATTGGGATTTAACTCTATCTCATTTAATGCCTTTAATACATTTTCCTGATAATCATCTATTGCGTCTTACAGATAAGCCTTTTGTGGGTCTATCTGTATTTCCATTGCGTTTTCTATCTTCTTTTCCCATTCATTCAAACTTGCCAATGTACTTTGATATATAGGTTCTAAAGTCTTTACAAGGTCACTAGTTGGGTCTTCTTTCAGCGCATTTGTATATTTCTCCTTTATGTCATCAAATTGCTTTTTCAGTTTATCAAACTCTGTCAGGTTTACCTCATCCAACTGTGCCTGCATATAAGAAATCAATTTAGTTGTTTCAACTATTTTATTTGTAAGGTCTTGCCATTCTGCTTCTTTACCTGCAATTGGTGCACCTGTATCATCTTGTAGTTTCTCTTTTGCTTCTTTGTATTCATCCAATTGTTTTTTTGCCCTTTCTATTGCTGTCTGCTGTTGGTTAGGGTTTTGGTTTTTACCTATATTGTTTATTTCTTCTATACGTTTTCTGACCTTATCTAATTCAGACTGTTTGTTTCTATATTCATCCGTGTCCTTTTTGTTTTGGGCTTCAAGCAAATACATTTCATTCAATAATGTCTTCTCTTTTCCGCTTAACTCTTCCAATTCTTGTTCCCTTGCTGACTTAACTTCTTGAATCTGATTTTCTCTTTGTCCTCTTGTCTGTCTGTTTTGTCTTGTACCTCTTCCTGACCTTGTACCTCTTCCTGACCTTGTTCTTCTTCCTGATGTGCCACCTGTATTACCAATTAAATCATTTAAATTCATTCCTGCCGCATCTGTATATTCTTTAGCAAGTAGTTCTTCTTCTCCTTTAAGTTCATACAAATTATTTAAGTTATCTGCTAAATCATCATGAAATGTCCTCCATTGATTTGCCTTTTGCTGTCTGTAATATTCTCTTGCGTGTGCTACACCTGCAACTGATAATCTTGCTGTTTGTGTTGCTGAATCAAATTCTGTTAAAAACGCTCCGATGCCGGGAATATTCTCTATCCTTTCATCTTTTATGTTCCATCCACCACTCATTGTTTTAGATACATTGAATCTGTCCATATAGTCTATTTTAGGTGATGTAGGTGTGTTTTTAGCATATTCCTCTGAGAATTGTGCTGTTACATTTTCAATAGCCTTACCTATACCTTTTACTAATGCAACTTGCATTAATGCCCTTCTTACTTCAGGTGTCTTTTCCACAAGATATGAATATGCATCCGTTAAATCATCAACACTCATTCCAAGTTCCTTAAATGCCGTCTGCTGATTTTTGATATATTGGAGTTTCTCCATATCTGTTTTACAGTTCAAGTATCCTGCCCTTAAATTTTCATATTTGACCATTAGTTCACCTGCGATAGTGCCTGTTTGTTCCTGTACTTCATTCATTCTTCCCATTGCAGTATGAAGGTCATTTGCTCCGTCTTCCGTTTTTCCCATTGATTCATTTGCGTCATCCGCACTGTCAGAGAATAATGCAAACGCTGTTGCAGCTGCTGTAATAGCCGTGATTACAATGCCTATTGGATTTGCTTTCATTACCACGTTCAACGCTCTCTGTGCAATTGTTGCACCCTTTGTTGCGGTTGTTTCCGCACCTATTGCAACAGCATTATTCTTGGCTAATGATATTGACAGTTTCCTCTGCAAGTTCACAACACCTTGTATTAATGTGCTGTTCTTGTTCAACAGATTTGCCATCTGCTGAATTCCGTTGACCATTGCCATTGCGGATGCAACCTTTTTCATTGTTGCTTCAAATGCCTTGTTCTCACCTGCAAAGAACGTTATTGCACCCTGTGCAAGACTTATAGCGCCTGCAATACCTTGGAACATACCGACAACGGAAGAAAGACCACGGACATCATCCGCAAAGTAATTTATAGATGCCTGTGCGTCTCCGATAGCGTCTTTAAGATTACCTGCCTCCCTTGCCATCTTCTGAAATTCATCAGTGCCTGTAAGACCCTTGAACTGCATTTCACTCATTTGTTTCTGCAAGTCTCTCAACTGACTTTTCAGTGTCTTTGTTGACTTGTTGACTTTCTCATTGGACTTGTCTATTTTGTCACCTGTCTTTTCAGATGCCTTACCCAAGTCATTGACGGCTTGTTCCGCTTGCTTTACGGTTTTGCTTAGGTTATCTTTACCGTTTAGGTCTAAATTATATTGTCCTGTTGCCATTAATTACTGTTGTTTTGCTTTTATATAATTCTCTGCTTGTTCTCTCAGTTGCTGTAACTGTTCCTTGGTTATTGGTTTCTTGTCTTCCTCATCTTCCTCTTTCTCCCACGGAAATTCCATCACATCCGTCATTTGTAATCTGTTCTTGCTGTTCACCTGCGCTGTCATATAGGTTATCATTCTTGATTGTTCCCAACTGTCCTTGTGTGAATAATAAGCATATTTCATCAATGCCTTTACCTCATACATTTCCATTTCATCTAAAACATACTTGGGATTAAGATGGTGTTGCAAGACCAATATTGCATACATTTCCGTTATGCTTAACTTTTTTTTTCATTGTCTTCCTTTTCCTCTTCACTCATAAACACCTCTTGCTTCTTCTGCTCTTCCACAATGATTTCTGACATCTTAACAAAGATTGATGGGTCTGCATCCAATGCGTCACAAAACTCATCCCAACTCAACTTGTTGTCAGGGTTGTTTGCCAAAAGGATTGAGAAGAAGAAAATGTAATTATCCATAAGACTGTCAATCTTGAAAGTCTTTTTTGTTATCTGTTCAAAAATGAATAATGCACGGATTGTGTATTTTACCTTGAAATCCTGTCCGTTGATTTTTACTGTTTTCATAATTGTAATGGTTTTAATTTCTTATTGTGTTATATTATATAAATATCAAAAAAATGAGGTAATTCAAGATGAACTACCCCAATTTTTTCAATCTCCGCTATTAGGGTCATCACCCTCATTTGGCGGTGTGTCTCCGCTTACATCTGAATTGTTGTCAACACTGTTGTTATCCGTTAAGATGTTTTTTTTTCCAATTTTCCAACACCTTGGAACTGTACGCTGTAACTTGCATACTCTCCGTTTGGTGCATTCAATGACAAAGATGTGATAACCACATTTCCTTCATACTTAGGAACGCTTGGTGTCCAACCACCTGTCGGAACTTCTGTTGCAGTTTCACTCTTCTTACAGAATACGGCCGCAATTGGCTGTTTTGCCACCATTAAATCAAATAAATCATCATAGTTGTTACCCTCACCGTCTTCCGAATAAAGGTTTTCAGATGATGCTGTCCAACTCAAAAGGTTAACTTCCTGAGATGACCATTCACCTCCTGATTCATCTTTATTGCTTGTGTCCGTAAGGTCTGCGGATATTTCCA